TTGTAGCGTACTTTTCCCCAGTATTTCTCACAATAATTTTATTGTATCAACTTCTCCAGTACTTTCTGGGCGTACGCTTTTTCGCGTTCGAGCAGGAAATACGTCAAGGGAATTCATTGGAACATACGATGTTGAAATTATCGGAAATTGCTATTGGCTACATTTTGGCTCCTCTTTTTCTTATTACGTGGAACACGGCATCAGACACAGCTTGATATCGCCTAGATTAGCTACGACATAACGAATTAGCATGAACCAATCGTTCTTCATCTGGATTTCTAGATTATTGCACAGATTCGTGCACTTCGTAAACAGTACAAGATGAGGCAGGGAAAAATTACCCGTCACAATCTCGGCATTATCCTTCTTCTTAATTGAAAACTCGTTCTCCGAGTCGCCCATTACGGTCGTTCGGGAAGCGAAGTGGCCCTTGCATCCAAACGTGAGAGATGAAGCCACGTTCTTGATTTCAACAGTCTTGGCCCCCAGCAAAGTCATATCGCGACAGATTTTTTGGAAATCTAGGGACGGCATAGTGAAATGCGCCGAGAACTCAGTTTCCGGCAACTGGATATCCGGCTCGTCGCGGTCTAGCAAATTTAGTTTGTACCGCGTAACCTGCTTCTTTTCGCCGTCTTCTAGAAGAATGCCGAGAGTATTCGGATCAGACTGGTCAACGTAGAAAGTAACAGTATCATCGTTTGTGGCAGTACGGAGAATGCGATACAGATGATCAGTATTAATACCAATCACAAACTTGCCTTGGTTATGATTATACGAAAACTTCTCGAACTTGTCGGCGTACAGACGCAGATGAACAAGGACGGTGCGAGTATTGTCCATGGCAACCATCCTGATTCCTTCCTTGTCAAAAATGAGTGACATTTCCACAAGAATACACTTCAAAGCTTCCGTCAGTGTGCGAACAGCGCCTGTTTGGACAGTCTTCGCTTCGACGATAAACTCTGGCATTTATTCATTTTAAGTTGGTGCGTTTAAAATGCTTTATGGTCCATCCAGGATTCGAACCTAGGTTTCGGGATTCAGAGTCCCGCGTACTAACCAACTATACGAATAGACCAATGTTAGTAATATCTAATCCTTAAAATGCTTAACGGGTTCCAATATTAGTTGAAGTAGGAGATATCCCTGCCATCATACTGCTCGTTACCCCACCCGCCATCCCTCCCGAATCTGTTCCTGGATGATATCCGTACTTAGAGTTCCATCCCGGCGAAGGCTGGTTAACGTTCCACACAGCCGGAGTTTCGGGCATACCCACTGACCCCTTCATTCCTGACACCGGAGCAGCCATACACGTTAAACTATACGCCGGATATGACGCAGTTGATGGAGTTGGCGATGGGACCGCCGGGGTCATGGAAGCTCCGCCCGCAGTTCCCGTTGGACCTGGAGGCATGGGAGCTGTGCTACCAGCAGTTCCCGTTGGACCTGGAGGCATGGGAGTTGTGCTACCCATTCCAGATGATGGGGATACTGCGGCTTGAGCAGCAGCCGAAGGAGGAGCTGACTGATTACAGAAACCAACATTGATTCCGTTTGATGTACCAGTACATTCGCCTACACTATCATTAGCCATTCCCCAATTCCTGGCACCGTTCGCCGCAAAGTTTCCTCCCATTGCCGAGCATTCACCTGCAGTGTACAACCGCACTTTCTGACCTCCCGTCAGAGTTACCGAGCTAATACCAGGTGCACCAACTGGACACTTTGGATCGTCCATTCCTTCACGTACTGAAACAAGAAAGTACAGAGCTGCCAGAACTAAAACTACAAGGCATCCAATATGCCAAGTCTTGACTTTCATTATTTATTCCTCATCTTTCTTTTTGTCCTCGTCAGAACTGCTGCTATCATATCCACCAGCCATCGCCATTGCTCCGCCACGTGCACTGCGCTTGACGCTCACAATACGACCATGCTTGTTTTTTTTCAGATCTTTGCGCGTCAAACCACCCTTCGTTTTTTCGGCCGTTCCGTTCCACACTTTGCGTCGGGATCCGATCTTTGAAGAACGCTGGGTCTTGCGACGACCACCCACAATAGCAGAAGCGTTCATTATTTACTTAATACCCCACCGAATTTTTCTCGGTTCAACTATTCGTGTCCAAAAAGAACTGTTTCTCCGAATTTCAGTCTGTATGTCTGGAGAATATGACGACACAAACAACTTTGAAAAATCGTAAGTCTTATCAATCATTTCATCGTACTTTTTCTCAAGGTACTCTGACGTAATTTCAGAGTAATCGGTAGTGTACAAAATCGGACAGTTCCCGTATACTTCTCGAACATGTATACTGTCTTCTACTACCGGAATACATCCAGCCATAAGTGCTTCATAGTGTCGATGGCAGTCCACACCGTTTCCTTCTGGACTTATCACAAATTTATAGCTCGGAAGCGATGTAAAATACTCGGAAGATGGAAGAATTGTATTCTCAATTCCATTGGATGATAATATACGCACAATAGCCGATCTATTCAGTACTTTTTTGCGTCTAAGATTATCTGTAGATTCACGGATTCCGCAAAATACTAGATTTTCATGATGCCCTAGTTGCGTTTCCAGATTTTGATAAGTAACATACTTGAAACACATTCCAATGGGAAATTTTTGTGGAGAATCAGATCCGTCAATAGCTGAAGCATTGACAATCAAATTTGGTTTATGTTTAGGATTGCGTTGCCAATCACGCAACGTAAACATTACGCGCCTATATTATCACTATACGATTCTATTTGACTAACCATTGCGGGAAGTATACATCGCCAATTATCTATTTGTTGTAGTTTACACCAATAAACGTCTATATGATTGTGATTGTCATGTTTTATCATCTCATTTCTTTTTTGAAATAAACTGAATTTATTAGATAATAATTTTTTTAACCCACATTCAAAGTTGTCTAATAATCTGACAAGGTAATATCGTTTAACTATGTATGAACATGTATGGTATCCTTTAGTAATACGATTTCCTTCAGTGCGAAAATACACTCCTCCTAACATCAGAACATCGAACGGGTTTTTGATATGTTCCAATAAGATTTCATTTGAGTAATTCACCCATTGTACATCATCTTCTAGTATAAGTACGTTATCCCATCCATTATCTCGTATCATTTTCAAGACCGAAATATGACTTTTTGCTGCACCGACAATTCCTGGCGTTTCGCGTATCGCTGAAAACCGAACAATCTTTTCGGAAGGAATTCGAGCCTCAGTGAAAAAACGCTGCATGTTTTCCAATCTGTCGGTTCGGTGATCCAAATTTATAAAAATGATTTTATCAACTAGATTCCACCACTGCATTATTTTTATAGCACAATTGAAGCTCAGTCTTGAACCTCAATTGTGTTTTTGTTACGTTTCCAATTATTACGATTACCAAGCAAACACCAATAAGGTGAACGCTTAGTTGCTGTACGCGAGGCCACCCATGCCGGACATGACGCGGAGGACGTTGTAGTTGAGCGCGTAGACGCGTACCTGGGCCGTGCGGGTGCCAACAACCGTGTTGAGCGAAACCGTGAGCTGGAGCGTGGCCTTGTCAATGCGCGAGAAGTTGCACGTGCCGGAAGGCTGGTGCTCCTCGGGGCGCAGGGCGAACGAGTACACGTTAATACCCGTGGACGGGGAGCGGCTGTGGTGCTGGTAAGGCTGCACCTTGTCGAAGTAGGCGCCCTCACGCTCCGTGAAGCGGTCCTGGCCGTTGAGCTGCAGCTTGGCAACCTCCACGGGGTTCTTGCCCTCGCAGCGCACGTTGGAGGCAAGAATGACCTTCGCGAGGAGGTAGTTGACGCCCGCGTCGAACTCGGCAACGCCAGCAAGATCCTGGGAGTCCGCACCGATCAGCGAGGTGCCCTCCGTTCCGGCCTGGCCCAGCACAGCCGTGGCCAGCTGAGCCGACGCCGTGTAGGTAGCGACGGCGCTGCCTACCGCACCAGAGTTCGCCTGCGAGAGCAGCGACACAATCATGCCGTCCGTCGAGAAGTCGTCGGAGTAGTTGAAGGGCTGGGCACCGCCAACCGACGCGAGCCACGAGGCCGTCGAGCAGTCAACGAACGAGTCGCGCTGGACGACCCACTGGAGCTCCTTAACGGGGTGGTTAAAGTTCAGCTGGACCTTGTTGGACGACGACGTGATCGACTCAGCACCCGTGTACTGCACCTGCTCAATCAGGTACTCGTGCGACTGCTGGGCGAAGCGGCGGCGCTCCTCCGTGTCGAGGTAGACGTAGTCGACGTAGATCGAGGCAGCAGCCAGGGACTGGGCAGCAACGGCCGTGGGCTGACCGACAGCCGACTCGGCGTACTGGCAGTTCTGCCACGTCTCGAAGTCAACATTGATGCGCACCTCGTGGTACTGGAGCGCAATGAGGGGGATCGCCACACCAGGGTTGCGGCAGAACCAGAACTGGAGGGGGATGTACAGCGTCTTGGCGGGCGTGCCGTTGCGGGGTACGCAAGAGATCGTCGTCTCGGACGCCGAGCAGGTCGCATCGAGCGCCAGGCCCGTCGAGCGCTTCAGCAGCACGAGGTCGTGCGTGTTGCCCAGCATGGAGTCCAGCACGGAGATGTTACCGGCATCCGTCGACAGCTGCGTCCAGATCTGCATCCAGTCGCCGTACTGGCGGTCAATGCGCTGACCACCGATCTCGAGCTCAACCTGGTTGATCAGGCGGTGTCCGATGTAGTTGAGCCAGCGGAAACCAGCACCCGCCGCCGTCAGGCCCGTCGTGCCCGAGGCTGAGAGGGTAATCTCAGGGAGTACAACCTGGATGTACGTCTTGTACATCAGGTCGGCGTTACGGTTGATGACAGCCGTTACGCGCTTGTTAAAGTCCGCCTGACCGTTGAACGTCACCTCAATGGACTCCACAGCGAAGTTCGTGTGGCGCTTGTACAGAATCTTCCAGAACGTGATCTGGGGATTGCCCGAGATGTAAATATCCTGCGCGCCGTAGCTGACGAGCTGCATCAGACCACCTCCCATTTTGTGTTTATGCTCTACTGCAAGAAAAAATATTTAGGGGGAGAAATGAACGTCCTGCTCTGGCCGACCGCGAACCCCATTTTAAATACGTTCCTGCGCTCCATCGTCCTCATTCTAGGGATGATATTTGGTTTTGGGCAGTCACTGTATTCAGCCTACTGGGGAGCAGTGATTCACGATGCAATTTCTTTGTGGATCATTCGGGATATCGTTTGAACCGCCGAATGTGCCCCCTCGTGGAATCGAACCACGGACCTTTCGCTTACAAGGCGAACGCAATACCACTATGCTAAAAGGGCTTTGAAGTGATTTCACTTCGAATATACTTTACGAATCAAATGTGCAATACTTGTTGTATGCATGTTTTTCCAACCATTAAATAACTCATCTGTAACCTTTAGAGATAAGTCAAGTACATCGTTTGGAATATTTTCCGTAAAGTGGACTGGTGTTTTTGCCGGAAACATACTTATGGCATCGTCTATATACTTAGAAAGATGGTGAGAACATAATCGATCTTCAACTTCAGACTTAGTATACTCTGGTATATTTAGCACGCGAACAAACCTGCTTAATGTTCCAATATGATAATCAAAGTAATCAATATTATTTGGAAGATCAGATGAATGATCATTCGTCTGAATTTCAATTGAACCGTTTGCTAAAAGGGGGGTATTTGTGCGCACCGTTCCTCCACCACAAATCAGTATACTTATTGTATTCAATAATTCTAACTGTTGTTTGAATGTATAATCTGCCCAATTGATTATTTTGAACGCACATTTATCGGTATACTTTTCGGATAACTGTTTGAATACCTCATCAACATTTTTATAAGATCTCTTATTTGTTGCATAAACAATATTGATAGTCGAAGTTGGTAAGCGAAAGTTTCTATGTATTTTATATCGACTGTACATCCTGTTTACAAATGCTTCAACGGGATCGGATGTATGATCTTTATATGATCTCATAACACAAAATGATCTATCAACACAATTTATCCCAATATTTGCACATCCGACAACTAAAAATGGTATTTTTAGTGGCCCATTGTGATATTTGGATAGCTGATTAGGTGTCGTAATTTTATTACCTGAAAACGTTTCTAATATATCAAGATGCCAACCCGAACTATACTGAGAATAAAATGAATCAGTTGCCATCCATTGAAAATTGTTATTCCATGCATCTTCATCGGAATGAAATAATCCGTACCATGTAGGATACATGGCATCCCATAACAAATGTCCCATATTAGAATGAAACCCTTCTGTAAAGATTATTCCATGAGGATATTCCTTAGCATTGGACAATATCTCTCTAGGTATTAATTCAATATCAAGCGGAGCGTATGGTTTATATTGTCGATTATGTAGGCTTACCTCGGTAATATCTTCTTTTTTTACATAAAAATTACCATTTAAGAAAATGGCGTTTTTATAGTATGACGTCATTCTATTCTGTTCATTATAAAACTAGTTTCCTGTAGATCCAAATCCACCACCACCACGATTGTCAGGAGGAGCAGGAAGATCCGCAGGAGAATCTACCAAAATAATCCGATCGTACGGCAGCCAATTATGCTGAACGATCTGAAACAAACGGTTACCTAGTGGAATAGTGTATTGTTCAATATTGGGATCCAAACAATCTACGCGCGCAATCAATTCTCCGCGGTACCCTGCATCTGCCAGACCTACCTGATTAGACATACGCAGAGGTGTCAAGGATGTAGATGATCGAGCCAGGAGAAGGTACGGAGCTGGATCGCCCTGCTTATCTACAGCAGCCGCAATCACACCTGTCCTGATTTCCTTTCCAAGATTGTATGGAACAGCAACATTCAGAACAGTATTTTGGGAAATAAGATCAACGCCTGAATCCGTTGGGCGACGATTACGGACATGTTCACGCTGACGTTCGCGGTGATTGGGATCAATAACGTAAAGGTACAAGCTCATTTACCACTAATACATATCTCCTATGAAAGCCTTTATCGGTAAGAAAGAGATTACTGCAGCCTCCATCGCAAAAATCTGGGCAGCTACATTCAGAGCCATTTCTTGTAGCGACATGCGTCCAATCATGTAGTACCCTAAAGCACCCAGAGGATTGAATGTTCCTGTAGCCATTTCACCAGCTACAGTGAACACTGCAAAGTAAACTATAGCCATTATGGCTGGATTTGTATCAGTTAGAAGAAGGGCATATACAATAATTAAAGTACCTACGAACTCTACAAGGTACTGCATTATCATTAAACGTCCACAATAGTTGTTCCAGGAAAACTATACTTTGTTACTTCGGATTTATACCACTTTGTTGGGATAAAGATCTGGCGATTTGGATTCAAGTATGCTCCCCACCACGAAAAAGATGAGTTTGCACATATACATCCCTTACACTTGGACATAAGGTACAACGTATCCTCTTCGTTTTCTAAAATACATTCAAACGGACGTTTAAGAACTTTCTGAGCGTACGCAATATCGTTAGTAAACACGACTATCTTACTATTGATCATAGACAAGCACTTCTGGTAATATTTAGTTAAGTCTACATATCCTTCCCATGTAAGATAATCGCCTCCCCGCACATGTAAAAATACCCTCTCCGAAATATCAGGGTACTTTTTCAGTATGTCTTGATTGAATGTTAATCTGCTAATAAACTGTTCGCGGATTGGATCAATAATTCGCCAATCTTGATAAAACCCAAAAAGCTCAGCATTATCTGGTAACGGATCTCCTAAGTTAGGATCAAAAATAGGGTTAGTAGGATTTTCATTTTTCATATAAAATTGGTCCCAATGTTTAAAAATAGTAGCAAAATAGTTTGTTCTCGAATGTGGGTTATAAGCTGACATTTTATCTGAGATATAAAACTGTCGGCCCGATTGTTTTGCATACGACTCACCAGCTGCTAGGATAAAAAGCTGGTTTCCCAGTCCAATCCAATCTCCTTTCCAGACGGTTAACATTATTATGTAATATTTTCAATCTTTAAACTATTCGAACACCATTCGGGGTACAATATGCATAGCTTCCAGTTCCTGTGACCAAAGTTTAACAGCATAAGGAATTGTCTTCATTTCGAAGTGAGTCTTCATTCCGCAGTTGCCGCAATGGTACACATTTTCCAACGGATTCACGACCGCCAAAGTTCCACACGTCTTACAGAATCCCGTCCTAAAGGGATCAGATACATCCATCAAACGTTCCTTCGTAAACACTGCAAGGCCGTGGGACAACATACAATCGCGCTCCATCTCACCTACACGCAGACCGCCGTCACGTGACCGACCCTCACATGGCTGACGCGTCAAGCTGACAATCGGACCGCGCGAACGCGAGTGCTTCTTATCTACTACCATATGCTTCAGGCGCTGGTAGAATGTGGGACCAATAAAGATCTCGCTCTCCATCATTTCGCCAGTTTGGCCATTGTACATAATCTCATTGCCGTAAGGATGCATTCCCATAGCTAGTAGATGTTCCTTCAGCGACCCGATTTTCAGATGAGAGTAGGGCGTGCCGTCACCCAGCGTACCTTTTTCGGCACAGATTTTGCCATGCATCGTTTCCATCAGCTGAGCAATTGTCATGCGTGAAGGCACGGCATGAGGGTTCATGATAATGTCAGGACGCAGACCACTTGCAGTGTACGGCATGTCTTCCTCGTTCAAGATGATGCCACACGTACCCTTTTGTCCGTGGCGAGATGATACCTTATCACCTACTTCAGGAACACGCTCAGAAACTACGCGAACCTTTACGAAAGGGTACCCGTCGGAATTCTTCTCGTTCCAAACTCCGTCTACCCGGCACGTTTCAGAGTTACGGTGAATCGTAGACGAGTCGCGGAAAGCGTACCCATTCGGATCTGCTTTTAGGCTAGTAACCTTACCGATCACGACATCGTTCTCCTTAATGTATGAATGAAGAGCCGGAGCACCATTATCTTGGATAGCGTGGTACGCAGATGTCTTGAAACCTCGCGTGTTCTCGCGACGAGGCTTAGCGAACTTCTCCTCCTTACCTGATGAAACATTACGATGCTCTTCGTCTTTGTAGATCGTGTAATAAAGCGTCCGGAACATTCCCCGATCAATAGCTGCACGGTTCATAATGACCGAATCTTCCTGGTTGTAGCCCGAATAAATACCAATTGCAACAATCACGTTATCGCCACTCGGCATTTCGTGCGTGTTCAGAACATTCATCATTCGGGTTTCTACGAAAGGACGCATCGGGGAGCAGAGAATGTATCCGTTCTTGTCCAGACGCTTGGCGTAGTTCCGAGCAAAGATTCCCATAGACTGCTTACCCATCGCTGACTGATAAGTGTTGCGCGGAGATTGATTGTGGTCAGAGAAGGGAATAGAAGAAGCCATATGTCCCAGAATCAGCGTAGGGTGAATCTCGCAGTGAGTATGCGACTTAGTGATTTCGTGTGGAAACATTGAAACCCGAATCACCTCAGTTTCTGCTGGGTCAATGTACTCTACACACGTCCGAACCCAGTCGTTCCACTCATCAGCCCTTACAGGAGGAGGAAGCATCTTACCGTCTTCTACGCGAAACAGTGGACGCACGAACCGGCCTCCGTCAGTTTCCACATTCAGAATATTTTGATGAATGTTCCATGACACGCCGGTATGCGGATGAATCTTGAACAACTTCTTGGCCTTTCGCAGGTCAGCGTGTAGAATCTCGGGGGTTGTAGTGTACCCTAGGATCACGCCATTTAGAATGACCATAGCACCATTATACTTACGAATATCCCGAATCCATTCGACTGATTGGTTCTTGAGAAAAGTCAGAACGACAGCAGCTGGACTGTGTTGGGTCACTGAAGTCAGCATAGACATTGACTTTACAATACCTACTGAATGACCCTCAGGAGTTTCGACCGGGCAAACGTAGCCCCAAGATGTACCGTGAAGTTTGCGTGGAGCCAGAAGCTTACCCGACTTCTCAACTGGCGTCTGAATACGTCGCACATGACTCAGTGTCGCAGAATACGACAGACGATTCAGCACTTGAGATACACCCATTTTCGTAGCGGTAGACACCGTAGATGTACCGAGTCCCTGTACTGTAAAGTTTCCGGTCGCCAAAGCCTGTTTGAGCTTACCTTCAATCGTAGACACCTTCAAAATCTTGTACAGATTGTTGACATTCAGAACTTCCAGTGGCCGAGGTGTTTCGCGCTTCTTCCATGTATCGTTATTGACCTCGTGAACGAACTTTGAGCGAATATCCTTACATACTTTTTGGAACAGTTGGCGGAACAGATGGGTCAGGAGTGCGCCAGTAGATACTACGCGCTTATTTGGGTAAGCGTCGCGATCATCAATCTTCAGTCTTCCAGAACTCGTCATCATCAGCTTACGCACAATCCATCCAGTAAGAATAACCTTTCGGGCTTCTAGGACTGAGAGTGGGGACGTATCGCCACCAAACCGGACGTGAGGAAGATACTCGGTTTCCAGCAGTGAACGGACATACGCCTTCTTATCTTCCTGCGTGGTGCCGTATTGCAAATGATGAGTCAAGTACTCAACTGCATCGTCGCGCGTAAACACCTTGATATCAGCACACTCGCGGAACGAAGCAGCAAGAACCTCGACCTGACGCTCATCGCCGTCCGGGCAAATGATGTCAGCAATATCCTGATCCTTTTCAACTCCTAGAGCACGAAACATCACACAGAGTGGAATGTCTTCACGAAAACGGGGAACACACATTGTGAGTGGGTATCCATATCCATTGAACTTGGCTGAGATGCGCACTTCCAGCTTCTTGGGAGGAGTCGTGAACGATTCGTGCAGCGACTTCATTTCAGCAGAGTAAGTGTACTTAGATGCCGTCTTCTTGTTAAAGAAGACCATAATCTGGTTATCAGCAACCTTCTCCTGACTCAGGATAGTACGCTCAGATCCATGGATCAGGAAGTACCCGAACGGATCGTAAGGGCACTCGCCAATTTCTTCTTTGGACATTGGGTAGTCTGACATAATACACAGCGACGACCCCAGCATTACTGGGATCTTGCCGAGAGATACGCCCTCAAACACCTTAACTTCTTCATCAAACGTAGCGTACGTTGGACCCTTGTATGACCTTGCAGTAAACCGAATATCCGAGAACATTTGAGCAGCATACGTAAAGTTGCGCGTACGTGCGTCCTGGGGAAACATAGGCTTAATTCGCCCAGTAGCCTCCTGGATTCGCGGCTTGGTGTACGTGATATTCTCAAACGTCAGACGAAATTCGTACTTGTACTTTTTCGTGGTTTCATCCTGCTCATGCCATACCACGATCGGAGCCGTTGAGCACACGATCAGTGGAATCTTATTACGAACGAAATCCTCAAATGATTCAATCTGATGCTCAACAAGACGTGGGACACCATTCTTAAAATAAGTCTTGATTGCGTCCCACTCCATGATGGTTCTATAAGACTCGGTTCCCGTAAATCTAATTATTCGTTTTTAATAATAGGAGTATGTCTGACAAGGTCATCAAAATTACCAAGGTAGGTGCAGACGAACCGGTTTCCAAACCCGAACCAAATCCAGCCCCAAAACCTGATCTCAAACCTATTATGTCGGCCGGAAAGAAGAAGAGTATGAAGACATTTCCTCGCGGAGTTTTAAAAAAGACATTCAAGATCAAGGCTATACCTGATCCAGCAAAGCCCCCACCATTCAAGAAGTCTTCGCGAAAACACACGATTCGATTATTTACAGATCGGGGCGAGAAGCGGCGTCGGAAGACTATTAAGAAAAAGATCTCAAAAATGAGCGATCATAAAGTTGATGAGCTGGTTCAGAAGCATAACCTTCTGAAGAACCCAGAAACTCCTCCTCGCATAAAACGTGAAATGCTGAGTGGCGCGATGTTAGCTGGTTTCATTTCCGCCGATTAATTAATGACAGCCAGGTGGGGGCCACTTGGATGGTTAACATTGCACTCTATATCGGCAAACTACCCTGAGAATCCTTCTCAGGCGGATAAGATGATCTTAAAGAAGTTCATAGATCTATTTGCCGAAACAATCTCGTGTCCATCATGCAAAGCCCATTTTGGATCTATGTATCAAACGTATATGGCAAGAAACCCTGATTGGTGGAATAGCAGGACCGAGGTATTCACTTTTATTTGCCGAGCCCATAATACTGTAAATGCTCGTCTTGATAAACCTATTATTCAAACTGTTCGCGATAGCATTGATACCTTAATTATGCTAACACAGAACACAAGGGCGTCAGAGTACCGAAAGCAATACTTGATATATCTCCAACGCAACTGGTCTAATCCAGATTCAGAAGGGTTTATGATGTCGCGTTCTGTACGTGAAATGATCAAGATCAATAACGATTATTGGAATCATCGGGAAACCAACTTCAGTATCCAAATTCCTGAAGCGGATATTGTTCGTCCAATTATGAACGTTCGAGGACCGAGTGGTAATGTTTTACCTGGCCTAAAATCCGACGGATCTCCTATTCAAATAGGATTCAGTTTACGATCGGGGCGATTTTCGTTAATTCGTCGTTAGGGTTCCAAGGCAAGGAAATACGGGGTTTCATTTCCCAAAAATGTCGCTTCATCCAAGGATTACGTGTTTCTTCATTATGAAGTTCGTCGGGGAACTTGACGCGCCTCCTAGTTTTTTTCAAAGAAGAAGCAGGCATAATGAAATGAAGTTGATCAGATAACGTAAAATTCAATTTACCTTTTTGAACTCCCGTTTCAGCATATTTCACAATATCTGATACGAGAGGTGCATCAGCATAAGGATACACCCATCCCCAATTAATTGGGGTACTTTGCGTAAAATAGTGCCATGACCAGTGTAAAGTTTTCCAGTACGCTTCTACCACTGGTTCCATATCCAGCACTCCGTCCAAGATGTGCAGACCATACTTCCTTGAAAATTCAGTTTGGTCCTTACCTAGTACTGCTTTCTCTTCAGGTCGCTTACGTAATGTAATACGCTCTTTCAAGACCCCCATCTCTTTCGAAGCAGCGTACTTGAAGAATTGATGCCTACCTTCCGGTGTAAGTAGATCAGGGCGTCCAGACTCTTGGTAAAATTGGAGGGCGCGATTATACCCGTCTTCACGCAAAGAGAACATTCCTAAATTCGGCATGAAATCGTTACCGAAACAGAGCATGGACAAAGCCATATACTGCTCGGTCGGCAAAGGAAGTTGGGTAGAAAGTTCCCAAATATTCATGGTAGCAAACTCTGCAGTTTTTAGTTTCGGATCATCGAACTCTGCACTTTCGCGCAACAGATGCATTTGTCCGGGATCTGATAGTTCTTTGTTCTGAAGACATATCAAGATAAGGTCAGCGTCCAACCCGTAAATACAAACTGACTTCCGGTTCTCGGCTGGAATCTTTTTCAAATCAACAATGAGTTTGTGTTCGCCTTCACCTGGCATAGTAGTCCGACTGATTTCCGCATAAGGAAACTTGGCGGCAAGAGCAGCTTCGAGTTCGCGCATATACGGCGTATCTGGCGAAATAAGGTTACGATCAAAAAGGGTTTCTTCCTTGATGCGCATACGGCGGTACCGTTGCTGAACGATCTTGGCGTACGGCACAAGTCCGTCCAAAGCAATCAGAACTTTCTTAGCTTTGCAAAAATGTTCCAAAAGGTAAGCGAATGCTTCTACTACTGATTCCACAGGGCGCTCTTCTTTAAGGTAGCGGTGAATCAGACAATTGAAATCTACACCTAAAACGTCAACTTCTAGTGGAAGTCCACGTTTTACGCTATCAGTAATGCCACGATGGGACTTGATCAAGCTTGCGAAATAAAAAGGAATACCCATACTATATGTTATACGTCAGATACGCGTAAGCCAGATACACCTTCAGGTACGACCTTTTCACGAACTTTCATCCGCTCTTCAATTTCAACTGGTGTCAATTTTGTTTCTGCCCATTCGCCCTGTGGAAGTTCAGTAGGTCCATCTTTTGCGAGATTCGGAAGATCGTGATCAAAAACACGGGGAGCTTCAATTTGTTCATCCTTCTTTCCACCGGTCTTACCACCATTAATCCAAAATCCTTGAGCTTCGTCTACTAGAACACCGGGAAGCTGGGGGTGAGGAGCAGGTTGAGCCCAGTTCGGATCTTGAACTTCACCTTTCAAGTCAAAATAAGTTTCAAAGTCACAAAAAGCTTTGCGTTTAGCCTCTTCTAGTTGTGGATCATTAAGTGCACGATCAGATTCGTATTCCATTATCTGCTTATTTGTTTTATTCTTTAAACGGTTCTTGTTGGGATCGAACCAACTACCTTCCGGTTAACAGCCAGATGCTCTGCCGAGTGAGCTAAAGAACCACTTTTTACTCCGAGTTTATTTGGGCGATTCTAACTCGCTTTAAAGAATAAATGTTCACAATCTCTTGGACTACTATTTTGATGGGCCTGGGCGCTTTGTTAGTCGTTGGAATCTACGCTTACTCTATTTCGTCACAAATCAAGGTTGCTGAGAAGCCATCCGGATGTTCTTCTTGTCCTAAGAATCAGAATGAAAACCCGTCGGAATAAACTGTTTGTATACTGTCACTACTGTTCTCCTGACGTTGGAGACTGTTCAAAATGTTCAGTAAGAATGAAGAAGATGAGAGCATACATTTCAAAAACTAATAAGCGGAAAACTATTAGGAAATAACCTTATTTTTGGCTCCCCTTGATTCCAAGAATGCTTTTACAGCCGCTACATCATCGGTATTGATTTGAAGGATGGTTGATGGTTGACGTGCAAGAGGTTCCTTATTTGTTTCCACAATAACCCCCGAATCTTCCGTAATTCCACTAACTGTTTCTACTTCCCCGACCGGTATAGGAGATGGTGCGAGTCGAGTGGGTTTGTGTTCAGGAGTGGAAGATCGTTCAATTTTCTCATCTTCGGTATTCGCCTCCACATGTGGAACAGTCGCTGCCGATGGATCTACCAGTTGCCGAACGCTCTCAGGAACAAACTTGTCCTTGAGTTCCTGTGGAACCATATCTGTAATACTTTTTACGCTATCTGGAATCTTTATACTTTTGAGAACGCTCTTGGGATCGTTGACCATCGCTGTCACTGATCCGAGTGGGTCACGCTTGAAGTCGTCAATTGTTTTTTGAGGAACCATACGGCGAAATCGCTGCGCCCATCCAGCAGGAACGTACCGCCCGGCCGCTAGAGCTACGGCAACAATAATAAGAGCCAGTGTGGCTCCGATGAGAGCGTTTGTGGTGGTCATATTTGTACCCTGAACATCCACGACAATAATAGGAAGAGTCGCATTCTGGGTAGGGCTGTATGTTGGAGTTACGGTAGGGAATGAAGTTGTATAAAACTGCGGAGTAGCTGTTGCCGACATTGTCGTATTACTTACCTGCTGGAAACTTTGAGGAGTTGGGCTAAAACTTCCTGCTGAACTTATGCTCACAGACACACTTACACTTTGACTCAAGGAAGAAGAACAGGATATGGATGAAGATATTGATTGGGACCAAGTAGGAGAGATGGAAGATGATCCAGTTAGGGAAGCAGTATTTGCAGTAGTTAGAGAAGGTGAAGAGGAAGCTGTGGCGCTTATTGATGGAGTGGAAGCTAATGTGGCTGAAAGAGAAAGGCTTTGGCTCTGGCTTAACGTTGAAGACCCAGATTCAGACAGAGTTGCAATTGAAGATGCGGTTATGGAATTACTAGCAGATATGGACACGGAAGATGACGAAGCACTGGAAGATACATCGGTGGTTGGTGAAAGACTGGAACTGGGACTTGAAGAGGCAGTAGAAGATACAGTCGTACTTTGAGATTCTGATAGTGTTACACTGGGACTAGACGAGGTAGTTTCAGATATACTAGAGCTGGAGCCCCAAGATACAGACACAGACTGGGACTCAGGGCGGGACGGAGATACGGTTACCGAAGGAGCCCGAGAAGCACTCCTACTCTTGGAAGAGGTTCGCGAATCGGTCCGACTCCCACTTTCTGATCTAGTAACTGTTCGGGTTGTTGTTTCGCTGGCCGATACACTCCTGGATACGGAAGTAGACCCAGTTTCCGAAGCCGTCAAACTTGGCGACACCGGAGATTTTGTTAAAGACGGAGTTGGTGTTGGAGAAGGAATGATAACGGTATACGACATGAAAAACACGGAACCCGAACCGAGATTGATCATATTGGCTCCGATTTGCGATCCACCCGCGTTGTAGAATGTTGCTTCAAAAATATTACTTTGTTCTGTGATTCCTACTGCGGTTCCCGAAAAGTCCATATAGTACCATTTATTGGCATTGGTACATGACGGCCGACCGCACGGAGAATTGTACCATGAGTATCCTGCTGTCGCTACTTGAACAGCCAAATCGCATCCCGATCCACAACACGCGACTGCGGCTGAAGTTGAGAGACGAGGGGTGGCAGTACTCCCGTGTAACTGAATAAATGGGGGAAGCGAGTTTGTTCCGTAAATTGCAAATGCGATCTGTTTGACTTTCAGACCTGTAGCTCCTGGAGGTAGGGACTGAGAAAGACCTACATTGAGAGCACCTGAATCCGATCCGCAACCAAGACCGGATGCACTGAACCCGTTCCAGTCGTACCCCATGGTTTGTGCCCTGGTTCCTGCGAACGCCAGCGCACCCAAAAATAACCGAAGCATTTTATATTTACACGATTTTTGGTCTGGGTTTCGGATTTACAGAATATTTACCAAGTAGTAACAAAATGTCAGACCCTGTAGTACCTGCAGCATCAACGACTGCTCCTACTGAGGCTGTGACTGTCCCTGATGCGGCAATTCCCTCAACTGTAACGGTTGAGGCTGTGACTGGCGTAGTAGCTGTTCCAGCTCCTGCGGTAGATTTTGCAGATAATGGTGCGCTTCTTAAGTTTGCTCTTGTGAAGATTGCTGAGGCACAGCTACAAGCCGATGTGGCTCTAGATGACAAGATCAAGCAGATCGTTGAAGCGATAAAGACTGAGATCCGCAAGGCTGATTTGCCCCCTGCAGTTCGTGTGGCAGCTATTGATTGGTGCGACGATGCTCTGCCATACGTCATTAAGGCGGTTGATATGATTCAGGCTGAAGTGAAGAAGGCTGCGTTAGCTGAGGCTGATAAGCTCAAGGAGGTTGCTCTAGTAGAGATCAAGAAGTGCTGCCCTAGCTTATTTACGAAGAAAGCATGAATACTTTCCAAGGCTGGGTAAAGAAATCCTTTATGTAATATAATAAATGGAACTGATCAGCACGATCTTATCCGCCTTACTGTTCGTGGCGTTTATCCCGGGAGTGCTGGTGACCTTACCATCTAAGAGCTCGCCTCGTTCGCATATCATCCTCGTTCACGCTATCATCTTCACTGTAGTTACGAGCTTAGTGATGCGGTACTACTGGATTAATATCAAGGGGTACCTCGAGAAGTTCGGCAACTATGGTGCCGTGTGCCCGAACGGATACGCCCCAAATAAAGATCCTACTGGAATTGATCGGGAGGAGTGCATTCCTGTAGGACACCCAACCTACACTGCTGGAACTGGCAAGGTCCCTTCTCCTTCTCCCTCTTCCCCTTAAAGTGTCTGGTAATAAATAAATGAACAGGAAGCAGCTATTATATCTTGTTGTCGGAGCTGCTGCACTATTTGTGTTCGTGAAATATGTTCTCCCTCGCCTGGAGGGATTCGCGAATCCCGATTCGAAAGTGAACCCCAAATGCCCAACCGGGTACACACAGTGCCCTTCGGGGGACTGCATTGATGGCAGTGATCCTCACCAAACATGTCCCGAGGGAACAGATGCGTACTGATTGATGTATCTACCTTTTTGTGTAAAACGGAATTGGTTTTAGTAAGTTAGCCAGTCTTATACTGCCTTGTAACGACTACAACATGACCGATATGCTTATTGATATGAACGAGCACATGATGGCATCCTGCTGGGGTGACGAGGCGATGATTGCCGACCCGCGGACCATTACGGTTCCGTCTGTCGTCAACAAGAACAAGCTCACGTGGGGTATCCCGCTAGAGCGTGTTGTGGAAATTCCTGAGGACGGTGAGTCGCTCATGAAATATATGGAGTTCTGCTCCAAGAAGATGGAGATTCTCGCGAAGGAGCGGGAAAAGTTCAAGGACATGCCTGAGGCAGTCACTTACCTCCAGAATATTGCGCTGAAGAAGTGGTTCTGGACCATGAAGCGCAGCGAGTACGCTGAGTACTACCTCGAGTCTGATCTCGCGATTGCCCATGAGATGGGGATAGGTGAGATGCAGGTTGAGATGGATGCCGCTAAGATGGATGGTGACTGGGAAGGGTATGCAGAGATGCTGCCCAAGATCGAGTACCTTCGCAAGACGATGGCGCTCTACAAGAAGTGGGCAGCAGACAAAAAGAAGCTCGACTGAGCAACACAAAAGGAGATAGGAGACAATTGTCCTCTCCGAATTTTTAATTTACCATCCTGCCATATCTTTGTGTTCCGCCTGGCGCTCAATGTACCTCGTCTTAACATTCTGAGGCAAAAAGTGTTTGTTGAGTACAGCTTCAACAATAGAAGGATCAAACTGTTTGCACGAGAATACATCAAGGTACATATCATTAGACTCTTCGACGAAATGGGCGGTGATATTTGACGTTTCAATAAGCTGAACAAGTGTGTATCCTTTCTTATTGCCTGTTCCAAACATGACTATTTGTGGCTTGCCGTAAGCGACCATATCAATACGCTTAACAAGGGTGTGAGTGAACTGTTCAATATTTACAGGGCAACGAATCGACTTTGGAATGCAGTTGGCAGCATCTACAATTAGATGATACCCCCAGCGACTAATCATTGATATGTTCTTCAAAAAGAAAATAATGTGAAAACCTTATCAATAAACTTTTTGTCTTGAAAAATAGTATATCAAGATGATGTGGATGGGTCTGTACGCTGCTGCGCTATTTTTTGTCCTGACCCCGGGCGTAGTTCTGTCCCTGCCACCAGGCGGATCCAAGCTGACGGTGGCGGGCGTACACGCAGTCGTGTTCGGTGTAGTGTGGTGTTTGACGAACAAGCTCGTTTGGCGCACCCTTCATTAGACACTTCGGATAAACTCCCACTTCAAGTAATCACAGATTTTCTGCCAGATCGCGTCGTGAGAAATTAGGCGATCTCTGGATTTCAGTAAAGGAAAGTAAACCTTGTACTCATCTAACTCTAGGAGTTCAAAGAACTTATAGAGAATGTATGAATAGGATAAGAAATTCGTTCTGTCGTCGGGACAGTATATTAAAAAAGGCGCCTGGATTTCCTGGAACATTGCCCTTATTTTTTCTTCAATTTCAGGAGTAATTGTAGGGGGAGGGTTACCATTAAGTCTAGAAATAATATGAGTAGCATGCTCATAATACTTTGATCTATTCAGCTTTTTTAAGATTTCGCGCATATCTTTTTCCGTGAGTTCTGCCACATTCTGGATACGTCGCTTCTTGATTTCCATAACAACTTCGTTCATCACTTCGTTCGGAATTATGGTTGACTCCTTAGCTTGAAACTGATTCAAAATTTCGTTCAAATGGTTAATTTTCTTGTAAGCGTAATTGTTACGTTCCTTAGGAGGATCACGAAAACTCGGTTGGTCGGATACTACAAGCATGTACTCTTCCGACCCGCACAAAGGACAAACCAAAATTCCTTCATCTGACGATTCTTCGCGCGCAATATTGCACTTATCACAGTGTTCGGTCACAGCCTTCTTGACTTCTGCGGGTTCGCCAGTATTCAACTTCATTCGGGCCGCAAACTCGTCAAATAATTTCTTCTTTGATGGAGCTGCAGTTTCAGTCGTGTTTTGGTGTAAATATTTGGCAAATGTGTTTTGGTCAGTAGGAACGGTGGATTGCTGAACCTTTTCGCCCGACCCGTAATATTTCAGCATGATGTCAGCGTTTTTCAAGTAATAATCAGTTAACGGATTTGTTTGGTCCAAACGTTCAGATAGTTCTTTGATGTCTTCGCGCATCTTAGACGCTTTCAAAATTTCGGGTAACGATACTGACTTTTCCAAAATTCCAAGTTCGGACTTCATAGAGTTTAATTGAATACGCAAAGCATGAATATTTGTGGTTTCGTCACGTATTCCTGTGACAATTGATTGATGAACCGAATCCAAAGTTCCAGAAACAACTTCCGCTTTCTTAGACGAAGTTGTTTCTCGCTGCTTCTTTATTCGAAAAATATTATCCATCTTATTACGTCCTTCAATTGTCGTTTCCTTAAACTCATTTTTTACGAAGAAGTAGGAGCGCACCTAACGAAACCCACGCGATAATTGTTGGAATGAATGTATCGTTCGCAAACGTTTCCTTGATTTTGACTCTGGGACACCTTGAGGAGTCTACGACCTTACACAACTCAGCCTTAAAATCAGGAGTCAGATCTGGAGTTAGCCAGTTAGTTGGTTTGCCTGAAGATACGGGACATTCGTAGCACTTACAAGCTGGGGACGCTGAAGCTGTTACTGAGTTCATGAGGTACACGGGATTCAAGCCTGAAATATCATTTAAAACTCCAAATACAAGACCTTCGCTCTCATTATTCACGTAATTAAATCGAGCTTGAATAGATCCGTCAGGAGCAGTACATGTGCCTCCGGTATTCACAAAGTAACTATCTCCCATTTTTCGACTACCGACTAGTGTGTTCACGTAAGTACCTACAGCCCCCAAATTCGTGCCTAACTGGTTGAATGAACCTTCGGTACCTACACCCAAACTACTAGGCTTTCCTACATTGTCAGAATAACTGTAATCAGGACCCCTGATCTCAGTTTCAGCTGCTGGGTCTTTGTTTTTAACACTACCCCACAGCGAATTCAACCCGAGGTTCGCCATTGTGTTCTAAATGTGATTTTACTTGGCGCTTATATTCGGAATTTGTCAGTGCGCACGGACGCTGTTTCAGGATAGCCGATGACGCTAATTCAAAAGAGTACCCGAACTTCTTACACACAAACAGTAACGCCAAAAATCCCGACCGATTAATTCCACACTGGCAATGCACATAAATGTTTCCGGATCCGGGAGTACGTAAAAAGGTATTCATAGTTTGTTCAAATTTTGGATACCATTTCAAGATGTTTTCGTCCATACTGTCCAGCGCTTCAAGACATACGTAATTATCCGGAAACTTTGTACGAAACCAAAGTGGACTATCTTTATCAAATGCACAGTTTATGACATGAGTAATATTATGACTCCGGACAAATCCTGGATTCAAGTACATTCCAGGACCAAACATAATATTAGTATGTATTTTTGCCGGGGGTTCGTTCTGCCACCCCCTTGTTCTAGCACCTTTCAATAGCCAAGCCATTACTTCTACTGTGCGCGAACATTTTAAACGAAAAACAGAATTTAAAGATTGTGTGACTTAATTTAATCATAACCCATGTCGGTGTTCACAACTCTGATTTACGGCGACGATTCCAATAAGCCCATCGCCAATTTTACGACCACTTCTCTCAAGGATGCTTCCTACGTCGTCAACGCTTACCTAAATACGCTCGAGAACGTAGATGTAACGAAGGAGTTTGTTAAGAGGCAGTTTGATACTCCGTACTATCTCAGCAACCAGCATCCTCCTCGTGCCGACGGCAGGCATTCAGTTCCTGATGTCAGTTTTACGTACAAGCATGAGGAGGAACTTACGATGGAATACCGTGTTCATACCACGATCCACGATCAGGTTTGCGAATGCCCAATCCATAAGAACCTGTCTTAATCTTTTGGAAAACGAATAGGTATTCATTGAATACAGAAAGAGTACAATAAAATGCAGTATACTCCGGTGTTTCAAAACACTCACTTGCATTATGCGACAATAACGAAGCATGGTAAGGAAATTGCATGTTCTCGTAATAGGGTTGGCTCCCGATCTCTTGGATGCGGATACTCAAACCAAACGATACATGCAGAACGCGCAGTTGTGAAAAGTCTCGGTGACGTGTCACAACTTCGTGGGTGTGTTCTTACGGTAGTTAGACTCAATAAACAAAGTGAAATCATGTACTCCAAACCTTGCGCCTCGTGCGTCAAGTTTCTGGAAAAGTGTATCAAAAAATACGGTCTGCTGAAGGTCCTTTATGCTGGTTCAAATCAGCGAGGAGCCCAATGTACCCACGACGTAAGCGATAGCGACAGCGACTCCAGCAAGGATAGCTGCTCCCATGTATGAGGGAACACCTCCGGACGTATACGTGTTAGGAATGTACTGCAGAATTAGGGAGCGGGGAGTAGACAAGGAAATTATCATCGCTGCTAGAAAGAAACCAAAATAGGTCATTAGATTTTTAGCTGCGTACCGCATTGTAGAAAACATATGCTGGTTGCTGTGCAGAACGGCAGCTGGTTTATGAGGCTGGGCATCCTGGAATCCGTTGGTGACAAAAGGGTCAGTGCCTCCGGTCACAATAGGAGCAAATGTCGTGGACTGAGGAAGCTGGGGGTTCTGAACAGGCCCGGATCCTAGTAGATCACTCAAATCTGTTGCGCCTTCCATCTACTTTATTTAAAAGAAGGTAATTCGCATTCAGCATCTTCCGCAACATACTTTATGCATTTGTCGCCATGACGTACAACTCGCCCTTCAATTTCTCCAGCGGGCATAGATAGAGCTTGGCGCACAGGGATAGGACGGTGAAAAAGCATGATGGTAATACCCAATCCAATCAAAAAAGAAAGGAAGGGAACAGCTTTTTCGTTACGGAAAATTCCAATGACCTTGCCGATCATCTTCTATTATTACTGAGAAGCGACTAAATTGAGCGAGGTTTGTTTGCCGTTGCACGGAACGTCTACTGCCTTGAACTTTACGCACCCTGTAGATGTATGGAAAGGTTTATTTGATCCAGGAGTGGGCATCCCTTTTTCTTCGCGGGGCGGAGGCGAGAATACTGCGACAATGAGCATACCCACAATCGTTCCTACAAATAACCACAAAAGTGATATCATTATTCTTATCCTAGTTTATTGTAAAATGGACGACACTGGTTTTACTGGTGCCACTGGTCCTACTGGAGTTACGGGAGAAACTGGTTCTACTGGCGTAACTGGCGTAACTGGCCCTACTGGCGTAACTGGCGATACTGGTCCTACTGGCGTAACTGGAGTTACGGGAGTTACGGGAGAAACAGGTCCTACTGGAGTTACGGGAGAAACTGGTCCTACTGGCCCTACTGGCGTAACTGGCCCTACCGGAGTTACGGGAGAAACAGGTCCTACTGGCGTAACTGGAGATACTGGTTCTACCGGTCTGACGGGAACGTATCCTTACCCAACTGGACCCACAGGTCCCACGAGTCCCACGTATATTATGACTCTAGAGCAGTTAGTACAGTACCACAACACGACTCTCGAGTCTGAAACGACTGATAAGGCATCTATGGATTTCATTATTAATCCAGCAACGTCGGGAGTTCAGCAGAACCTCATTCAATGGGCCTCAGCTGGATTCCCAGTTAATTACCAAGTACTTTCTGTAGCTCTAATTCGTCCTTCGCCGTGCTCTGACGGTGTGAGTCGCGATATGTTGCAGTACATTTCGTTCCTTACGGGGTCAGATATTATGACCTTAACAACTAATTTTGGATCACACTTTTTGGGTATTTACTTTTCGTACAGCATTGCCGGTAACATTGTAAACTTACACGCCTCCAAACTTCCTACGGCATAAACTTCTTGTACGCATGAGCGGTCGGCAAGTTATTTTGCAATCCCCATTTCCAAGCCAAATATCCTTCAATTTGCTGGAGTTGGATTTTCGATAATGCTGAATTATACACAATCACTTCGCAAATGTATCCTGTTAATGGATAGTACCCAGTGCTATTTTCATAAGCACCGCCGACGGCAAATGGCTGAGCTGTTGCTGCACTATTGGGACCATTACTATTTGTGTATGTAGTATCATTGCCATCGGTTCCTGCGATTAAAGTAACACTTGAGGAGGATGTTGATGAACTGAGGGATGCCGCATAAATATGAAAAGCGGTTGTATCTGCAGGTGTAAGGGGTCCAAATGGATTATATGTTGATGTGGTGCCCACTGTTGTAACGACAGAATTACCTTGAGTAAAAAGTAAACCTGATCCATACTGTATTTTCCATTCACCTAATGCATATTGAGTCCCAGAGGAAGCATACTTAACTACAGCAAGCATAGAGAAATTTGTACCGGCCAGTAAATTTCCACACAACATAATACTCGCAGTTGTGGGAAAAGTTAACCCAGGAAGCCCATTTTGGACATTTTGGACAAGTGTTGGTCCGGACGAAATAGGGATTCCATTATTCCCATTTCCTGACTTATCTGCCCACGCAGTTACTGTGGAAGTTCCAGTAATTGTAGATGAATCAGCCGCATCCAGCCATAATTGTAAACCCGTCAAAGATTTCGGGGTGAATGTGGTGGAAAAAGACGGAAGTAATTTACCAGGATGACCGGTTGCTAACGGAGATAACAATCCCCATTTCCACGCCAAGTAAGATTCTACTTGTTGGCGTTGAGAGGCAGTGAGTTCGTTATCGTAATGAACGATTTCTGCCACGTAAGTGGAGTCTCCGTAAGGATACAAATGACTTCCATTCAGCCATAATGCAGCAGTTGTTGTAGCTTGCGGCAATGCCGTTCCAGGATTTATAGTTCCATTTCCTGTAGATGTTCCAGCTGTAGTGAATCTAACAGTTCCATTTACAGTATAATTACTCGCCTGTGTTCCTCCGCCGTATCCAATTACTAAAAGACAATACTGGTTTGTTAAACCTAGAGTAGGTAACAGCTGATTTCCTTGCGAAATATTTGCGTCTTGAAAGTTTTGACCATTCGCAAGTAGTTGCCAATTGCCTGTCCCAAAATAATTTGTAAGTGTTCCAACACTGTAAAGCCACTCATAACTTGAACTTAGAACAAAAAACATCGTATTCCACCTCGTCCACGGAAAACTTGATGTCGTCATGACATTAATTCCTAAATTCACTGTTGAATTTCCGTTCCGAGACGATAAAGTTATATTTCCACTAGAGTACGAAGCTTTTGTGAAACTGTACCCATTTCCTGACTTATCTCTCCATGCTGTTACCGTTGAAGTTCCAGTAATGGTAGATAAATCTGCCGCATCTAACCACAACGAACATCCGGGAATATCAACTGGCGAAAAAGTGCGCTGAAAAACGGGGCGTTTATAAAGTTGAACTGCACTTGGGGCATAATAATAAGGGTGCGTATCCGGTAAATTGCTCTGTATTCCCCATTTCCAAGCCAAATATCCTTCAATTTGACGAATCTGGGACATGTTAAATCCAGCCGAATACACAAGAATTTCACCTATAAGTAGTTCTCCAACAGAATCATTTACACCCGTGTTTGATGTAGTTATTACTGTTGTACCTGTTGACGCCAATGGAGTATTGGGCTGAAGATCTATCAAACACTCAGTTCCGTTGACACTACATATATAAGTACTTCCTGAATCTGTTGCTGAAACTCTCAAACAAAGAATGTAAATTCCATTTGGTGATTCTGGTATATCGTATACAACCACTTCATAGTCAATCTCGGAGTCGGCATTATAATAAATAAAGTCAAGTTGTGAACCGAATCCTATAGTTGGACCCCTATCTCCAAAAATATTTATTTGCCTGCCTTGTACGACTGCAAAAATAGTTGAATTATATCCGGCAGTAAGTGTATAAGTTCCACGTAACAAAGGATTATTGCCGAAGGCTTTGAATAAACTTAATGCTGGTCTACCGTTGTTCATGTTAAAATTCGTACTTATCGTATTTGGAGTAACAGGTGTCCATAAATTCCCGCTTCCAGATTTATCCTGAATGGAAACAAGATTAGTACCTGCACCAGACGTTACTTTAGTTGTTGAATCCGATGCATCTAGCCACAAAGATAATCCGGATATTGATGTTGGCGGTGTATTTACAGGAAGAATAGCAAAATAAGGGTGCGTCGGCGGTAACAAAATTTGTAGTCCCCATTTTTGAGCCAAGTATCCTTCTACTTGTTGGTACTGTTGGGTATTGATATTGCCAATGTACAACATAAGTTCGGATATAGTGCCGTTATAATAGTACTGTCCCCATAATCTCCCGATAACCGGTTGTGTGAATGCTCCAGTAACTAAATTCTGTGTCCAACTTTGTGTTGCTCCTGAAGTTCCATTCACTAAAATCGTGCGATTAGTTCCGGTATAATTAAAGTTCAAAATACGACTAGTTCCAACAGAATATGTTGTACTTGTAGTTTGATCAGCGTTATACCATCCGAAAGTAACAGCTCCACTAGGTTGATAACATGTGAAGAAACTACCGTATGTTGTATTAGCATTTGGATCGTTTGTAAAAATACCCATTGGAAGTCCAGCAGATGGTAAAACCGCAACTTTTTCAACTACGAACACTGTGAATGGAGTTCCTACAATAGATCCTGCAACTCCCGGAACTGTGAAGTACCCATTACTTCCGTTAAATGTAATTCCTTCCCCTGCAGTGTACGATAATCCTCCGTTTCCAGAAGCATGATTTCCTTTACCTGACTTATCTTTCCATGCCGTTACGGAAGAAGTTCCGGTAATTGAAGATGTATCTGCTCCATCCAGCCACAAAGAAAGACCGGGAATTGACTGGGGCGAAAAAGGCCACTGAGTTTTAGATGTAGTGGCACCTGCCGACATTATCAAATTAGAACAGAATATATCCAGTGTTTCCACCGATACCCGAAACTACAATCGAAGTTGAATTGCTGGGGGGAATTACCAATGGACTTACTAAATTTGAAGGATTGGTTAGATTCAGGGACAAGTACGCTGACGTATTGTTTCTCAAGACCCAGTAGGCTCCCGTATCGGTAGGAGTTGTAGGTAATCCCAATCCAGTCATTCCTGAATTCGTGATATTGTAATAAGTTCCGTACGTTGCTGATGAAATAGCAGGAGTTGTAGTTGTAGTCAAAGTTGATCCAGTGACATTAGCGGTTGTAATACGAACCAATGGAGTGTATGGTTGTGTTGTTTGTAATCTACGAGCAGCAATTTTATTTGTGTATGGCGCCAAAGGCACTGCAGTTGCAATCCAAGTTGATGGAGGATTCGCGTTGGAGTATATAAAATTGTTGCCTGCACCGGGGGCATATTCACACACTGCAATCCATGAACTTCCATTCCACGTTAATCCCGAAACCAATCCTGCCTCTAAAGATCCAGAAATGCTAGTTGTTATCCAAGTTACTCCGTCAGTACTATATGCTAGGACTTGTGATCCTGCGTTATTATTTGGATAACCTCCAGCCACAAAGTACGTACCATTACATGCTAAACAATAAAAGTCTCGTACTATTGCTCGAAGTCCATCGGATGGTGACCATGTGATTCCATCTGTCGATGTGTAAATGTGGTATGTTGCACTACCCCCTCCTGCTACAATCACTTTTCCGTTAGTCACAATGAAATAAGTTGATGTGTTTGTTGTTGCAGACGGGTACCAATTAATACCGTCATAGCTGTATGCCAATGAGATTTCTGAAGGACCTCCTGCAACCCAAATACTTCCTGTCCAGCATATCGTATATACACCCATTGTTGACGCTAATGACGACGATGCTGTCCAAGTAATTCCATCATAGCTGTACGCAAACGCAGGAGAAAATCCTCCAAGAACCCACATTTTCCCGTTAGAGGCAACACATGATGCAGACGGTGAAACACTGGTTGCTGATGTTGATACTCTCCAATTAATTCCTTCTGGACTGTATGCTACCACAGGTGTAGATGTTCCTGTAATTCCTAAAGCTACCCACCCCGATCCATTCCAAACAGCTGATGTACCAAATTTTCCAAATATTGTTTTTCCAGCTCCAATAAATGTCCTGCCGTCATAGCTGTATAGTATCGTATCAGTTACAGTACCTTGTGCACCTGCTAAAGCTATCGTAAAGTTTTCAGATACTAGAGGCGCCGCGGGTCCTGTGGGTCCCGTAGGTCCTGTGGGTCCTGTAGGTCCTGTAGGTCCTGTGGGTCCCGTAGGTCCTGTGGGTCCCGTGTAACCTGTAAAGCCTGTACTACCTGTAGGACCAGCCAAAGTATTGTATCCTACTAGTCCAGACGAGGTATTGTACGTCAAGACTGCCGAACCTGTAGGTCCAGCAAGCCCTGTAATATTCAAACCAGTCAAAGCACTTATAGTCAACGGGTTGACAGTATTCCAAGCGACAGTACCAGTTCCATCAGTGAATGTATATACATGATTTCCACCCGTGACTTCATACGAATATGAATCTGCAATAGTTCCAGTAATAGTTGTGAATTGAGAATATGATGAAGAGTATGAAATAACAACAATACCTGAACCTCCTGCACCACCTGCTCCGTTTTGTGTAGTTCCAGTACCATTGTAAATGTAATTACCTCCACCACCACCACCTCCAGTATTTGGTAGTCCAGCTGTACCAGCTCCTACTCCTATACCACCTGCACCTCCACCACCACTACCTCCTGCTGGGGCAGTGCGATTAGTTCCATTACCGCTATCTAACCCAGCGCCGCCGCCACCTGCATAAAAAGTTGTAGTTCCAGTAATATCACTTGAAAGTCCTGCGCCTCCTACTCCAGCATTGTTTCCCGCTGCTCCTGCACCACCTCCTCCACCACCCACATACAAATTTCCACCATTCCCTGTACTTGAAGAACCCGCATTTCCTTGCCCCGCTACACCAGCATACCCTGCTGATGCAAATCGTCCAGCACCACCGCCGCCGCATCCGCCAATAGAACCATTAACACCGCCATTCCCATCACCATCTCCGCCTCCACCACCACCACCGCCATAAGCTATCAATGAATCAAAAACTGAATCACTACCATTTCCACCAGCATTTGCTCCTTCTCCTGGAGATCCTCCGTTCGTACCAGGACCTCCGGTTGCTGCACCTGCTATTCCACCAGCTCCTACTGTAACAGTGTACGGTGTTGCTATATCCACACTTCTATTTCCGGTACGTAATCCACCAGCACCGCCACCTCCACCAAACCGCGAACCACCGCCTCCACCGCCACCAACTACTAAATATCGAACGCTGGATGGTACAGAAAGACTTGTTATTGCCGGGCCTACTGTGTTAACATTAAGAGTACTTGTTGTAGTATCGTAATTCAAATTAGCAGTTCCAGTAATACCTACACCCGATCCCCCATAAAACATTACGGCTCCAGTAGTTTCAGCATACGAGATTCCAGGACCTGTAGGTCCTGTTAACCCAGGTCCCGTAGGTCCCGTAGATCCTGTAGGTCCTGTAGGTCCTGTAGGTCCTGTAGATCCAGTAGGTCCCGTACTACCTGTAGCTCCCGTAGGTCCTGTTGGTCCTGTAGGACCAGCCAAAGTATTG